GGATGGCTCGGATTTGGAGGGTCAGCCTTATGGTAATATTTTTAATAAAACCAAAACCGTATATGGGCTAATTGAACTCATTATCGAGGGAGCATTGGGCTGGATATTAGAGGATTCTCCTCCAGACGATGGCATCGTAGATAAATTTAAGCCTGTATTTACCGTCAACAAACTACCCTTTGAAAATGCTGCTGCTTTGTTGTATAGGCTAATATGGATGACCAAAGAATATCTAAGGCCCAAGACTGGTAAGACTTTCCAGTGTATATTTCCTGAGGTTGATAATTCTATTGATGAGACTTATTATTCCTACAAGGCCCATTGGTTCACAGAGCATACCGAGAAGTCTATTCTCCTTATCCCCAACAATGTAGTAGTATTGTGTAACCAGGACCCTGTTACTGGTGATTGGAATACACCAAGCTTTCCATTGATAGTAAGTACTCCAACTAAAGACCAGGGTCAGATAGATAGATATGCTGAGATTGTAGAGGTGTTTCTTGCAGGTAGTATTACCAAACAAGTTGATGCTGATAATAGGGCAGCAGCCATTATGACAAAACTAAAATCTGAGATACTGGGTGCTAGGTTGGTTATTCCTCATGATGCTAGGGTAGAACTATATGATAGAGTAGCAGTTGAGGATAGGAGAACCTAATGGCTAAAGAGAACCTTCTAACTTATACTGAGGTGGACCCTAATGGTAGGCTTGCACAATCGTCAAGTAGGTCTGTGTTCTCTGCCTTATCTACAAACGAGGATGCTTACGTTATTTTTGATAAGGGTGTGAACTTTTTCAATGGTGACTTTACTCATGACCTTACCATTCATGTTACTGCTATGGATACAAATACACAGGTTCCTGTTTGGATGTTAGCAAATAATATAGGGTTTATAAAAACCCTCTATGAAGCCGACATCTTCTTCTTTATATTTGTGCGGATTAGGGATGTTACAGGTCAGCCCAGAATCGAAGTACTTGAGGTAGATGGCTCCTTCAAGTATTCCAGCAGTGTGGATGTATCACTTGATACAACTTATTACCTTAGAATTTTCAGAGATGAGTCTACTGGTAGTTTTGGTAGGATTAGTTGTGCCATCTTTTCTGATGCAGCCAGAACAGTTTCAGTGGGCACGGCGGCATTTAATCTCCATACTGAAAAGAGGGACTTTAGATACATCTATGTTGTAAATGCTTGGAACAGTGGTATTGCTGGTACAGTAACTGGCTATACTGAGGATTATGAGCTTTTTGTTTCCACAGCAGACCTTACAGTGACTACCCAGGCAGCTACAGATGTTGAGATAACTACAGCCACAGGTAAAGGAGTAATGACCAGCTTGGGCTCATCGGATGTAACTGCTCATGGTCATGTTCTGGATGAGGTAGAGCAAGGAGATGACCCGACTACTACAGATAGTGGTAGTGGTGAGTGGCAACAGGTAGATAATGGAGCAATCTCTGTACTTGGTTCGTTTGACTCCCTCTTCACTGGACTGACTGCAGGGAAGCACTATTACATGAGAGCCTATGCAATCAATAGCCAAGGAGCTGTGTATGGTGGCAAGGTAGAGATTGTAACAAAGGAGAGTGGTGGTGGCAGAGTGTATCCATCACAAGCTATTACCAGGGTTACTAATTTGATACACCGTTATAATAGGAAGGAAGGAGTCTACACTCTTGAGCTAGCTTTAGGTGAGGTGACCTCAGACTTTGGGCTTCCTGAATGGTTGTCCAGACCTAGGGCTTCTATACCAGATACGGATAAACAGAGGGATGTAAAGGAAGCAGCCGATAGTCCCGAGATAACCAAGAAAATATTTAGTACCGTAGACGAGGCTGTAACGGCTAAGTTTAGGGAGACAGATTTAGGCGGTATCAGTCCAATAGAGTTGCCTGGACTTGAACCTATATCAGGAGCCACAGCCAGAGTGACTGCACCACAACCGCCTACTCCAACATTTGTCCCGCCAAGGACACCTACTCCGCTACCTACCAACAGACAACCGACTTTTAGGGAGTGGCAAAATGCTGGTAGTCCTGGTAGTGGCTATGCTAGATGGGTAGCAGCATGGTGGCGTAGAAGGTTAGATGGTGGGAACAGATGACCAGCCAGAAGCTAACAGAATTTTATGTTGAGAAACAGGGTAGGCCAGCCAGTACTATTACTCAGGATGCAGATTCAAGGACTGTTAGTGTTCCACCTGGTTATATCCGTAATATAGTAGAGAGGATATTGGAGGATGTAATGGAAGAGAAGTTAGCCGAAATGATTATTGAATTAAGGGAACTCATCACCGAGATGAGGTTAGCCAGACTCCACCTTGCTAGTCTATCCAACGCTAATATAGATAAGGAAGATATGGAACAATGACTACCCCTGTGGATTACGTAACCTCTGATGGTAAGCAGCGGTCCTTTGATGTACTGTTTAGGAATCGTGACTTCCTCTTTGATGTATCGAGAGGCAAAGTTAAGGGTGCAGTTCCTATACATATTATAGGAAATAACGATGATACCAGTACCTCGTTAGAGGATATGTGGGAAGGTACAACTAGCGGAATCTATGTATTCCCTGCTGCTGGTGGTATCCAGATGGAGGTGGTGTCCGGTAGTATTGATGATGCCTCTGCTGGGTCTGGTGTCCAAAAGGTTATGATACACTATCTGGATGATGAATATAAACAGAAGGATGAGATAGTTACCCTGAATGGTCAGAATCCAGTAAATACAGTGGCTACTAATATATTGAGGGTACAGAATATGCACTCCTTGACTGTTGGTAGTGGAGGAGTTGCTGCTGGTGCCATTACCCTTGAAAGTACAGATAGTACAGTAGAGTATACTAGGATTAGGGCTGGTATCAATACCTCTCTAACTGGGGTATGGACAGTACCAAAAGGCCTTACTTTTTATATAACCAAGTGGGCAACAGGCGCAATATCTACTGGAGCTAACAGGACTTCGGAGTTCTTCCTGAGAGCAACATCCAGCTTTCATGGACTTCTGTTACCAGGTGTTTTTAATGTTAAGGATATTTCACATTTGCAGGTGGGTACTATGCCACTACCTCTTGACATACCTATACAAGTACCTGCGAAGGCTGATGTTAAGGTATCAGTGGTATCTAGTGCAGCCATGGATACTGCCTGTCGTATTGATGGTTGGTGTGAGGAAAATGGTTAGGAGGTTAATATGGACTTAACTGAACTTAGGGCTTTGATAATAATTGACCTAAAGATGGTACTTGATACTGATATATCCAAAGCAGAAATCAACCGCTGTATAGATAGGGCTGTAGATGACCTAAGTAGGCATTTACCAAGGGAAAGGATATATGAGCTAACCTATAGAAATAAGGTAACGGATAATACCTTTACCACATCAGCAGCACAGTCTGATACCAGCATGGTTAATGCCATAAGTATAGAGAATGAGGTAGATGGTGGCACAATAACTATAGCAAATCTTTTCCCTGATATACCACGTCCATTGAAGGTAACACTAACTGATGCCAATAACAGTATATCCAGGATGACCCTAATTATTAAGGGTACAGACATTGACGGTGTATATAGGGAGGAAAGATTCTATAGGTACAATGGTAAAGTTCAGACAGGTAAGGTTTACTTTAGGTCGATTATCCAGGTGGAGCTTAATGAGATAGATGGTAATGGTCCTGGTGATACTATAAGTGTTGGATATGGTGTTATCACTGGTGTCTGGATGCAGCTAGACAACCCTGTGGAGTCTGGCTCTGAGAGTATATATTCAGCCTCAGGCAAGTCAGGAACCAAATTCGACCTTGATGATGATTATGAGATGGACTACTCTAACGGTCGGATAAACATTATATCCGGTGGCGACATGGTAGCCGGTACTACCTACTACGCCAACTATGATAAGCACGAGAAGTCCATAGACATATCAGCCATCATGCCGGTAGTAACCAGGATAGTTAAGGTACTCTATAGGTTAGGTAAAACACCAGACCAATCCGCAGCCTTTACTATCTGGGAAAACATGATGACCATAGGTAGTCCCAGACCAGGTGTATCCCAAGAAGCCCTCTTGGATGGTGAACATATAGCCATCTACTATGAGATGAGGCATGGACCACCTACAGAGACTGGGCCTGGTAGTTATCCGGAATACCTAGACCAAGTAATATCTATAGGTGCAGCTGGGTATGCCCTAATGATAGAGGCTTTGCAGTATGAACTCCAGTCGGTTACAGACCTGGCTAGTGTAAGGACAGCACTTACCAGCGCCAAACAGTATTTAGACAACAACTCCGGTGAGGACGCTGCTGAGATGATGAAGGACATAACCGATGATGCCGCCAACCTGAGGACTAAGATGGTTACTGCCATAGATGCTATGAACTCCTACCTGGATGAGGTAGATACTACTGACCTTGGTGCTGCCACCCCTGATAGTGCCGAGGAGGCATTGAAGAAATATGAGAACCTGATAAACCAACTGAACGATGGTGAGAGTGTTCCTGCCTTAGGTTCTGACTACGCTAGGGCTTGGGTATCTATAGCCCAGGTTAGGACACAAGCAGCTATAGGTTATGCCCAGGAGTTTGCCGCTAGACTATCTGACCTCAGGTCCCATGTTGAGCAATCAGCAGGTTATGACCGTATAGCTGAGGACTTCATAGCCCAAGCCGGTCAATACCAGGAGACTGTGGCTAATGATATGTTACTGGCGGATAGGTTCCGTGCCGAGGCACAGATTAGGTTAGGTGAGTTTAACAGGATATTGGAGTCCAAGGCTGAGTATAGGAAGAGGATAGTTAGTGTTCCGGTGAGACAACCTGCCTAATACTTCTCCTCGTAGCTCCCATCCTTATGATAAAGTGGTTTGGGATTACTCCAATAATGAGCAAGTGGGCTATATACCCTCCATGTAGGTGATTGGCATATAGAACACAAAGCCTCATGGGTTTGGTGCATTGGCTGTTCTACCTCAAATAGTCCGTGCATTGGACAACGAAACTGATATATCATTCCCATTTATAGTTTCTCCCTTACACTTTTAATACTTATCATTGGGAACCACTCTCCAGGTGAGCCTCCATGGAGTGAAATCTTTATACCTTCGGGTGTGATTGCCAATAGTACACCATTGAGGTAATCGTTATAATGTTCTCCTCGGGCTAATCTATTAAATATAACATGGACTTCCTTATCAATAAGCTCTTGCATTATTCCCACCTCTCCAAATATCTTATTTCTATTGGTGTCCTGAATTTAGCTATGTTCTCTAGTCCACTGAACTTATCTGGTAGGACTATCCCATCAATAAGTAACTCATCGTGGACTTGTAACCTAATATCCATATCCCTACAGTGAATCAGGGCACGCTTGAGTATATCCGCAGCAGTACCTTGGATAGGGTAGTTAATACTTTTCCTCTGTCTGGCATCCAGACTTTCCTCATCATCTGCCGGTAGCCTCATGTTCCTACCAAACATGGTAGTGGCTATATTTCTACCTCTCTTAACATCCTCCTGCATGGTCTGGATATAGTCACCAGCCTGTGGATATAAATTAAACCATGCTTCCTTTAATTGTTTAGCTCTCTGGATTGGTACATGGGCCGTCTCTGCTATGGTTGAGTCTGTCCCTCCATATATCATAGCAAAGGCTGTATTCTTTGCTGGTGGCCTCTGTATCCCCAAGAAGTCGGCTGTGTATTGGTGTATGTCTCCCTCGGTCTCATATATGTGTAGCATTTCCCTATCCTGAGAGAGGTTGGCAAGTATCCTTAACTCCAGCTGTGAGAAATCCATATCAGTCCAAGTACCAGAATCAGGTAACAGCATGGCTCTAGCATTGTACCCTGTCGGTGATTTTATCCCAGGTATATTCTGCATATTAGGGTTAGTGCTGGATGGCCTCCCAGTGATAGCATCTAGGTGGTACCTAGTAGTAGCTCTTTCTTCCTCGGCCCATGGTACTACATAGTGGCTGAGTACATACTTCACCGTTCGGTAATTCAACACTAGCTGGGCCAGTGGGTCAACCATCTTCTGCAATACTTCTTTGGCTGTAGATAGCTTACCTGTACTTCTACCATATTTATCTCTGGTGAATGGTAACCTACCAAACACATCATAGGAACCACGCTTGGCTAGTATCCAACTCACCTGTTGTGGTGAACCAGGGTTGAATGCCTCACTCTTCTCACAGGCTAGCTGGTAGGCATCCACACCCTCCTCTAGTTCTACCTCCAACCTCTGCCTCACCTTGTGGTCTATAAGCAACCCCTTATCTGCCATCCTAATCATAATAGGTATGGTCTGCATTTCCACATTGAAGTATTCCAGGTTGGTCTGAGGTAGAAACTCCCAATACAACTTGAGGGATGCCATAGAGTCCTGCATACATTTTCTGGCTACCACATCCGGAGGCATATCCAGCATTATCTTAGCGTTGTGTTCCTTGAGTAGTTCCTTAACCTCATGTACCTCCATGTTATGTACCCAGCCTAGGTCAGATAGCCCATTGAACTTATGGCATAGGAGTCTGGACATAACATTGGTATCAGCTATATTCTCCAGGTCTATATCAAATTCATCCAGCACACTTAGGTCGAAGATAGCGTTGTGGATAACCTTCATAACCTTAGGGTCTTTAAGTAGATTCCAGGGAGTAACAGGAGATTCCACTGGAAATAGTGGGAAGTAGAAACAAACATTAGGTGCAGGTGCTATGCTGATTCCAATAGCTATCCGCTCCTTGAGTGAAATAGTCTCCACGTCAAGCCCTATGATATGAGGTGGTGAATCAACCAGCCACTTGTTTAGGACTCTTGGGCCTGGCTGTTCCTCACCAAGGTAATAGAACTGAGATTCGGTATCATGAGCGAAGTACATCTATCTCCTTTTGAACTCAATTTTTATTAGTTCGGAATTGTTTTCCTTAACAACCATAAACCTGTCTGTTGGTGGTGGCAGAACCATATTTAATGTGCCACCGCTTGGTGTGAGTGTGCCATCGTTTATATCTAATGTTTCACCGTTATCCAGATATATTAATATATGGTTGATTGCAACTGGTTGTATTTTCATGTCTACTCCTTATAACTCATTTACCAAAGTAACCAGTAACTCCCTTATAGCCTCAGTAGCATTGATAGTTAGAGTATGATATGTCGGTAGTTCTACCTTAGATAACCAATCAGCAAATATTTTCCTGGCTACCATGGTCTCCATTTCACCCAACTGCATGGTGATTTCCTGTTCCTTTTGTAGCATTTCTGTCAGGCTCATTTACTTCTCCTTCCTATAAATCATTATGTCCTCATCATCCACAGTCTCTAGGCCCTTAGCCCTCCTATCACTGGTGAACCTACTACCCGGAGCTTGCCACTTAAACCAAGAATATTCAGTGAATCCCATCTTCTTGCATACCCGGTCTACCCACTTACTTAGGTAGACCCTCTTACCTTTCTCAATCCTATCCTTAACAACTATAGAGAGGGTACCACCCGGTAGTAGGCTCTCATAACATAATTTGTATACTCTCTCCATGGCCTGGTTGTAGAGGAAGGTATTTAGTTTGGAGATATTCCTTTTATCTTTACTGTATTCCACCATCTGCCTGTCTGCTTCTACTAATTCATCACCCTCTTCTCCCTCTCTTACCTTACGTATATCCATAGCACCAGCGTATGGTGGACTGGTTATAATATGGCTGCAGGGTATAGGTAGTAAGAACCTGTTATCTCCATGGAGTAATATTACTGAGGACATATCAGGGTTAGTTACCTTTAATGTAAACTGTATCTCCTGTTGCAGTTTATGGTAACTTTCCTCAATATCCATTAGGATGACTGTTCTACCCATTAGTGCGGCTATCATTAGGGTCCCAGTACCACCAAATGGGTCAAGTATTATATCGCCTGGATTGGATACATATTCTATTATGTCCTTCTCCAGCCACATCTGCATCTTGGCCGGATGCTTCATCACCTGTGGTGGGAATAGTGATTTCCTGTACGCTGTGTCAGAAGGGTAAATAATCCAGCCCTTATCGTTTCTTTCTCTGTCTGGTGCAAACTCCACTCTGTTCCTCCTTACCATGTTTATATCCATGGATAAATCCTTCCTGAAACAGTTTCATCTTCATCCTCATCTCCTCCAACAGCATACCCTCTATCCACATCCAATGTTCCTCAGCTAGCTGTCTTGGAGTTTTCTTTGGTAGTTTCGGTGTCATTTTCCTGCTCCATTTCTATAATTACAATTTTTTTAATATAATGTGGGGAAATTAACCAATCACTACTTTCCCTGTAGTAGCCACTGTCTATTATTCCCCAGCCCACTCTAATGGCTTCTTCCTTTGTTTCATATTCCTCATCTGTTTCATATTCCTCATCATTAAGACCAAAATTTACATAAATATCTAACCTATACATTTTTTATGTTGTCCTCCCTATAGACCTCAGTATCCTTTTGGCCCTATTGATGCCAAGAGTTTTACCTCCTATAATAGTTTCAGCCAATGTGTCCTCATCTTGGGATAAGGTATACCATACTGTACCAAACCTATCAATCAATGCTAGTCCTATCTCCTCACCGATGTTGGCTCCCTTAATTCCCATTAGGGTAATCACATGCTCATTGTAGGGTTTGATAGTAATATGCTCCTTGATGTATCTCCTAAGGGTTACATGTTCTTGTTTCTGGGAGTTGTTATATAGAGCAACCAGGCACATAGCAGTTCCAATATAATGACAGGTATGAATAATGGTAATACCAGCCTTATCCAACTGGGAGAGCCAGGCGTGTAGGCCACTATAACTGGCATTGTATTTATGGGATGGTACCATAACTTTCCCTGCCTTAGCCAACTTCCAACTCTGTATAGCTGACTTGAGGCCCGGTATAGGCTCACATGTTCCTTCATATAGTAGTATAGTTTCCTCAATTCCATTACCCAACTCCCTCCTTAGCTGTTCCTCTACACTGTCCATCCCACTTAATATCTCATCTATCTGTTTCCTCTCAACCTGGATACGGTGTCCATCCACAGCGTACCAGAAATAATCAGCTATGCCTTGTGAACTGTGGTTAAGAGTTATCCTGATGGTAGGTACAGACTGGGCTATTAGTTCTTCTATCTGGACTGGCTCAAATGTGTCCACAAATATGGTCATGTGTAGAATTACTCCTAATTTTAGCTCTTATTCGTGACTAGCTCTGCGTACAATCAACGTACAGCGTCTGCTTTTTCTGAGCGTACAGAACATCATATAAATGATTTTAGTGTGCTTCTCGTCAATCTGACGACTTGCTTTTTTCTCCATCCCTGTGATTTAGTTGATAGATACATACTACCAGTGGTATTTCTCTTATTCCATTGGTATACTATACTAAAGGAGATAATAGAGACCGCTATTTCCCATGATTCTTTACTATCCCTAAGTTCAATGGTAACAGCAAATGCAGGTGGTCTAAGAATAGCAAAGCATAGGTATCCTTTACCTATATGGAACCACCTTGACTGGATTGGCTTACGTTGGCTTATGACTGTATTCATTCCTCGCCTCTCAGCATTTTTATTACAGTGCTTATTTTATTAAAGGTAGGCTCCTCAAAGACCATACCCTCTAGTTCTTTTACTTCGGCTAACTCCACATTGAAGTAGGGTTTCATCTCCTTAGCATCCCAGTAGGTGTGGCCTACCACATCAGCACCATCGCCGAGTTGGCCCCAGCCGTGAAGTATACGCTTACCGGTTTTGTCCTGACCAAAGGTTCCATCACTCTTCCTCATTAGTCCATACTCATCAGCGGCATGGTGTGTCATAACCAGATGTTTACCATGTGCTTTGGCTTGGTAGACGAACCCTCTCATGCGGATATAGGGTTCCCTATATTCGGGTGGTTGTAGTTGTGTCCGGAGGGCTTTACCATCCTGACCCTTACCATCTGGTCTGAGTGGAAGTTGCTTCTCCTGTAGCTCCTGTGTATATCCAACACAGGTTGTTTCGTAGAGCAACGTACCAGTATCTACCATGATGGTTTTAACGTCTGGGTCTTTTAGGTGTCCAATGAACTTACCTGCAAACTCATAGAATAGCTCCTTCATACCCACTATGATTTTGGATGGCCTTACAATACTGGTAATAGGGTCTAAGTTGCCAATCTGGAATGGCATGATGTATTGCTCCAGTTTTATCTGGCCACTGGTAACCCAGTCCTTGATGGGTAGATTAAGTTCAGCCACACCATCACTGGCTGGTCTGTATAGATTCCTACTAGCTCTGGTCAGACCACCTATGTCAAACTCCATATCCACCATGGGCTTGGGAAATGTCATGGCTAGGGTATTCTTACAACTCTTATCTTCTCCCCAAAGGATGAATATCATTATCTACCTCCTTGCTCAATCAATCCTTTAGGACAGAATAATGCTACCTCACAGTAGTCCCTGCATCTGACTCCATCCCAACACTCACGGTTATCACAGGGGTTTGTCCATCCCTTATCTTCTAGTGCTACTTTCAGCAGGTTGGCTTTGGTAGTGAAATACCGTTTAGTTTCCTCATCCTCCAACCTCTTGATTGGAACCATATAGGTATTCCTCTCAATACCCCTACTCCTAGACACAGCCAGGCCTCCATCCCTCACCGTTATCTGTATCTGCATCCTACCTATCTGTAGTCCCCTCTCCTTTAGCATGATGCGATACCGATTTAGTTGCATCTCAGTTTCCCAGTTATCAGCCTCGCTAGGTACTTGCTGGAATACATCAATCATCTTAGGTGAACCAGCCGCTCCCCATGCACCAGCCCTCTTATATACCTCACCACTTGGGTCTGGTTGTTTGCCTGTCTTTACTATTCCAAGACACTTGGCCACTCGGAAGCTACCCCAAGTTTTATAATCGGTAAGGGTCCAGCCACCATTGTCCGGCTCCAGTAAGTCAAATATGTCCCTGTCCTCATCAGTGAGTGGTATTTCAGAAGGCAGGTTAAGGGTCTTAGCCACATCACTGAGTTGCTGGTGGTGTTTACTACCCAACAAGGCGAAGGCCATGCTGTCTGGGTCTACGGTATAGGGCTGAGTTAGCTTAAGGAAGGAGTACATAGTACCGTTAAGGAGTTGTGTGGTGGATGCAGTACCTGTCCACTTCCTCTCCTGGGCTATGAGAGTAAGAGTAGGTAGGGTAAGACACCGTTCCGATTGTATACACTTGGCTAGACAATCCTTAACTGAGACTATTGTTTCATCTGGACACTTGTACCATTCCAACATTTGCTTATCCTCCTTTATTATTCATGTAGAATACAAGAGCAGCCAGGGCTATTGTTCCAAATACCAGGAAGGTGACAAATATCTCTTTAGCTACCTGGATGTCGATTAGTATTTGGTTAGTCATCTTTCTCCTTGAGGGCTTTATGATAGTTCTCGTAATTCTCATGTCCTCTTTGTGAGGCTGTCTTACCTGTTCTTAGGAACTCAATAACATCTTGAGCCAATATCCTAAAGTAGGCATTATCAATAGGAGCTAAAGCTAAGTTTTTGTCAAATATAGCTATTATCCTCTCCCTCTCATCCTTACGTATCTCTTTCTCACAGAGGACTTGGATTTGGTTAGCTCTTTCTAACCATTCTTGCCTTATCTCATTGTCGGGTAAGTCAACCCACTTTTTATAGGAAGCATGGTAACTGTATTCTGTATATAGGCGTTCAGCTATCTTCTCCCTCAACTTAGGGACAGCTTTACCTGTGCCTTTACAGGTGGGACAGGACAGTGTATAAGTATTAGTGCCTTCTGGATGTAACTTGTCAGTCTTAAAAATAAACCTCTTATCCCCACATTCAGGGCATACATCAGCTTTCTTGGCTAGTTGGGCTTTATCACTCTTCAATACTCTACCCGAAGTAGGGCTTATAATAGCCAGTATTCCAAAAGGGTCACCATAGGCACCCATATCAGAAGCGAACCTCAGTAACTCTGCTAATTTGTCCTGATACTCAGGCTTCATTCCCTCAAGTTCATTCCTTAACTCCGGTGTTAATTCGTCTTTCTGGACTTTGGCTAGTTGGGATACTCTTTTGATAAGCTGTTTGAGCCAAGCATATTGCATCCCGTCTTTACTTATAACCCAACCCATCTCATCTAAGTAATCGTCAAGATATTTCTTTATTTCCTCTGGTGTTAATTCGTCAGTCATTTAATTCTCCTTAATCTGTAAATTGCTGAGGGCAGATTACCTTCGTGAAACCTCTAGCCCTGGCATCCCCACCCTGTCTATCCTGACATTCTTTTATAGTGACAAAGTAGCAGTGGCCACAGTTAGCACAAGCCTCATCTATGGGTATAATACCCCTATGTTTTACCTCACCAAACACCATATACGTAGCCTCTGTTTCTTTCTCATCTAAGGCTTGTGTTACTTGGTTGACTATTCCATTGGTAATTTCAGCCGTTCCTCTTTTCTCTAGTTCCTTTTCTAATTCTTCATTGGTTTCCCTTATCTTATCCAGTGCCCAGAATAGAGCTAGGGCAGGGTCGTCATAATAGAAGGCTCTTTTTTCAAGCCCAACACCTCTCACTACACATAGCCATCCCTCTTTCCTGAACTTAAATTGGATATAGTCAAGCCCTACTCCCAACTTTGGCACAGCATACTTGAACAGGTTGTCTAGGGTGAGGAAGTCAGACATATCAAAACCAGCCCATACTTCCTCCCAATTTTCTGATACTCCATCCCCTATTACATTAAAGCAAAACTCGTAGTGTTCCTTAACAGCAAAACTATCTTTGATATGGTGTATCCTTAGCCCACACCCCTCCCAGAACACTCTCATCTGTTCCTTTGTTGGTTCTGTCATAATTACTCCTTACGTCTTTGCTATATAAACTGTATTCCCACACTTAGAACAATGGGCGACCTTGTTTATAATGCGCATAGTTGTCTGACAGTTGCCACATTTCATTTCCTCAACTCCTTTAGTTTGTCTTTAAGGAGCTCTACTGGATTTGATTGTAGTGTATAATGGGATAAAACATCTGGCACATCACGGCTATAACAAGCAGTGGTATTTTCCTCAATCCACTCAATCATCTCCTCAAGGTGCTGTATCTCACAGGACTTTAGTTGGGCATCGGCTCCCTCGTCATAAGCCTTCTGTGCATCATATTGGGTATCAGCTAAAGACACTGCTATTGGATATGGATTACTTGTTATCCTTTTCATCTTCTCCTCCTTTACTTATTCCCCCTAAGGGGAGCCTGAGCCTACTAGACTTAGAACTTACCTCTAGATAAGCTGGTTTTAAGGTTCAGCATTATCTGTTCACCTCAACTGCCTTTAATGTAATTAAACAACTACTCGGCTCAGGCTTAGCCAGCTAGGAGCCTCTGCTATCGATACACTTTGGCTCCGCCATGAGTCCATTAGCGTTTTCACGGGTAGCTGGCTACTTGCTGGCTCTGAATCGGTCTAGACCGCATCCGCCAATTAAGTCTTGTTAGGACACCAGCTTATTTTTAAGGTACTAATCTTCTCATACCAGCCCACTGTCACTTGGACTGGTTCAAAAGACTAGGCAACTACGTGGTGGACTCCACCCTCATCTCTAGTTACCTTACCCACTGACTCCATGCTGGCTAGGAATGAATTATCTATAATAGTCTGTAGGAACTTGGTATCCTGCTTAACTACCGGGTCCAGCATCACCACCTGGTGCCACTGTTGTATGGTCTTACCATCTAATAGTTCCAGTGCCTTTTGGGATGCACTCACTGATGGTTGGGCCGGAGCTACCTCAACATTAGGTGCAGCTACTGGTGCTGCTCCCTCACCGGCAATCTCAGTTACCACCCAACAACTGGCAGGTTTATCGGACCATGCACCGGCCTCATCTCTGTTTGGGATTAGGTGACCAGGGGTAAATTGCCAATGGAGTTTCTTACCAATCAGGCTTTCCATATTTTTGGCTTGGGCCTGAGGTATATCAGGAGCCAGACCGGCGTTTATAATCCTGTCAATGGATGTACCAAGGTAACCCATTTTACTCTTATCTTTGGTAGATGCCGGTATATCTATCTGTGCTATTGGTGAGTCATAAGGCTCTATTGAGCCACCTGGTAGTACCTCTACCTCTTCCATATTATATAGGGCTACCAGGTAGGGACCACTATTACCTGACCTCATCTCGCCGGTGATGGACTTGAGTACACCCCAGAAATCCCTGAGTGGGGTAGACACGAACCCTGTCTCAAATCCTCTTACCATCAGTTGCTGTAATACTTCTTCCTGTGTTACTGGTGTTGGGTCTGCCATTTATTTATTCCTCCTTATTTAATTTATCCAATATGGCTGACTGTATCCACTGTTTGACCTTGAGGTTGGCCTCTAGCGCCTTCCTCTTAACATCTTTGTACTCCTCATCAGTCAATGGAGCCACAAAATGCCGGTCTGTTACTATCCTGACTTCATTCATTACCTCCTCCGATTAGAATTTCACGACTTTCATAACTATCATAACATACTGGAGTGAGCTTGTCAAGTGTTGATGTTATGTAAAGTTTAACATAATGTTAGTTATGGAGATTTCCTATTTCTAATATAAACCTTACACCCACACTTAAACCTATGGCATCCACCGCATATCTTACAATGGTGGTGGCCACAGTTTTTACAATGGTAGTCTGTATCCGTTGGCATGTGGTCAGTCCTCGTCATTTTTGCACTCTCCGTCTATACCTACTAGGGTATGGTTTTTGTTTCGGTATATCCTGAACTCTGATTCCTCCTTGGTATTAGTTAGTATCCACTCAATGAAGTCGTCTTGGGATAGGGTTATCTTCTTTGGTATGATTTTGTCCTTGTCTGGTAGTACCATTACTTACCTCCATCAATTAGTTTCTCTATTGCTAGACAGAAAGCTAGGGCAGGGTTTTCATCCTGAGCTTCAACTCCAACCTCTGTGTTGGCTAAATCCACAACAAAGCGGTATCTTGCTTTTGATGACACCTCTGCTATAATCATTCCACAAGAATAGCCTAACTCAAATAACTTCGGTACTAGCCACTTAAAGCAGGCATCTAGAGATTTGGTGAAGTTGGGAGGATTGCAGGTTTGTTCATTATAGTCCCGTAACCACCAATGTCCAAATTCATATTTACCTCCTGCCCACTCTGCGAGCTTCTTATTCAACTCCTCGTCCATTATATACCTCCCATTATAGTTTTTCTCCTAAAGGTAAGGTCTCTCCTATCTACCTGAATATCTACGGGTAATATCTTACCCTCAGTATGACGGGTTTTCTCAAAGGTTAGTTTCAAGTCTACAAAGGGCTCACTGTCATTGGTAAGCTCCACATATATGATGGTATCCAACCACCTCTTGAATCTGGATGACCCAAACATCTCATCAGTACCGTAGTGGTAGGTTTCACCCTCACCATGCTCTGCCTGTCGGCTATGATGGACAAATATTATAGCCAGCTTGTATTTGGACCTAAGCAGATTCATGCGGTCTAGGAATAGTCCTACCTCATAGTCATCTACTAATTTGGCTGATATTGAGTTGTATATGGAATCTATGATAAGTACCTTGGGATTGGTTCGGACTATCTCCTTCTCCAATTCTGCATACCCCCAACCCTTATCTATTTTTTCGTAGAGTTCGGAACATAACCAGAAATTCTCCGAGGCTAGACTGTTACCTAAGGCATACTTCATGGCCCGTTTGCGGAGTGGTGTCTGTGGTATCTCGGATTGGAAGTTGTATACCGGACTGGCAAAGGTATTAAAGTTAAACCACTCCTTACCTACGGCTATACGAAAGGTCATATCTAGGACTAACATGGATTTCCAAACTCCTTCTGCTCCATAGATACACATGGTGCCTTGGGTGAGGAGTATATCGTTGGATATAATCCATTCCTGGTAGGGTGGACGCCATTGGATAAGCTCATTTAGGGTCAGTCCTTTCAAGGAAGTACCTCAACCTTCTTAGCCTCCAGTAGGTCATACCTCTCCAACTCAATTAGTAGGTAGCATACCCCACTCTCACAGGCTGGGCCATACTTCCTACATCCATTACAGTTGGGTAGGTTATCCACTGAATACCTTAGCTTAAGCCTTTTAATCCACCTACTCAGGGTACTGGTATCCACCTCATTATCTAATTTCTTAGCTACCACTGAGAGGGAGCCGGATAGAAGTATCTGCTCAATGGGTTCACCATGTATCAGCTCAAGATACCTCATGAGTGGAGTCTTTAGGCTGGAGTCTATGGTAGGTTGAGGTATAGGCCTCAGCTTCCTCTGCTTCTTGGTATTAGGTTTGAAGCTGGTTATACCCATCTCCTTCATGGCTTGGGTACGGATGGTATTAGGTGTGGTTTTAATTATTTAATCTCCCATCCAATTATTATGGTATGATATAGTATGTAGAGTAGGGTAAATACAGTTACTATTGTTATTGGTATTGTCCATTTACTCATCCTCCAGTTCCTGCTTTATTGGACATTCCTCATCATTAAGTGCTGGACAGGGGTGGTCAGTTTCAGTACACCACCAGTCCCTTAGGTATTGTCCGTTACAGGGTATAAATAGTAGTAAGTATTTATCATTAGTACCTGCTTCCATTATTCCTCCTCATAATCTTCTGGTTTATCCATCTCACTTAGGTCATAGTACATCTCAAAGGCATCGAAGGTAATCAGACAGTCAAAGCATATAGCCCACTCTTGGCGTATCCACTCAGCCTTGGTATTACCACAGGCTGGACAGTCCTTATATATAGCTAGGTGGTCTATACCCCATATCTCCCTACTTTCTTTGAGGTGTAGGATTTCATATAACTCAGGCTCACCAGCATAGGGACCAGTATATGGATACTGATACAGCTTGTCTCGTTCCTCAATGGGTAGATTGATTAAGTCCTTGGCTTTTGGATTAGTCACTTACTATCCTTTGTCTCAACTTCGGTCCAGGTAACATAGCCTGTCTTGAGGTCTACCTTAATAGCAGCTTGGCTAGTCCCTAAACGCTTTGCTATACCACCCCAGAACAAGGACTCAATATCCTTGATATGCTTGCCAACCCTCATCTGGGATTCCATCACCACATCTAGTCCGTCCTTCATTGCAATCATATCCTTTAACTGCCTCATCTCCTCTTGGGTCATTTTTACCTTCTTCTCTTTTACCATATCACTCTCCTTAAATGTACTTTATGTTATATAAGTATAGTTAATATTATATTATATCTACTTATTACATCCAGACTGATTCTGATGTACGTACTCGTTATCACCTACCTTGATTAGAATACCTCCGGACTGGTTACACTTGATACAGGTGACTATGCGGTGGGTGTATAGTGGTTGTCTGTCTATTTTTGTTGTCTCTTTTAGGGTGAGTGGTGGTGGATTAACTGGTTTCCTTCCCATTTCTAGCCTCCTTTAACTGTATTCTTAACCTGAATATAAGGTCCCTTGCTTCCCTCCGGTTTACTGGAGTATGCTCTATACCAGTACGGTCTCCTAATTGGGAGGCCATACGGGTTATAGCTCTAACCTGGCGTGGAGTTGGTTTTAGATTCAGGGTTGAGGTGGGTAATATCTTCTCTGTCATTGAATACCTCCATAAGGTGATATTTAATCCTTAGTATGTTCATTTGATATGGTATAACTTGAGCAAGTAAGTGTGAGGACAAACCCCTCATGCTCAATGTTCTGCTTGATACCCTCAAAACAGGCTGATGTATCACCACACTCCACACACAGGTCGTCATCCATATCCAGTGGTTTAGTCCAATCGGTCTTGTCTCTCATTTGATTCCTCCTTCTAATAGTATTGTACCTATCAAGTGGCAGATGTTGTACCAGACCCAGAGTAGGAGTCCATAGATAATACCTCTCAGTACGATGGTTAGTTTTGGTGGAAATACCTTGAGTTTGTCCATTCTACAACATCAACCTCATAGTTGGATACCTCATCTCTGAGTCTCCTCCTGATTTCCCTTATAATAATCACCATCTCTGGACTCATCTCCATCCTCCATTACACAGTCTCGGATACATTGGTCACATATACCGTGGGTGGTACGGGTATCAGACAGTGGTGGTTTTTCACCCATGGATTTATCACACCAGGCACAGACTATTTTCATTTTGATACCTCTATAGGGGGATGGCTTAGTATCTCACCGGTATAGGAGATTTTCATACCATCCTTAAACTCCACCACGTTAAGTAGGTTGGTATCTATGTACCACTGATATTTATATTGGCTTATACTACCATGGATACCTGCCAGCCTAAGGGCCAGGTTTAGCCTGGACCTGGTGGTAACTGTGTGCCATCCAGCAGAGTGGAGTTCTATGTGGTCTGGATAAAACCTTGCTACCACATTGCCATGTAGCTTCATGATTATTGGGTGTATTACATAGTCACCATGAAACTCATTCTCATAGGCAAGGTACGTATTGTTAGCCACCTTGCGGTGTCCGTGGTGTAGTTTATCCTTTACATCTTGGTATGACATATTGTCCCTCCTTCCTTATTGGAGGTAGGGTGGAGTTCGGTGTGAACCACCGCCAGTGGGACCCTACCTCCGGATGAAACCCACTGGTGACATCAACTACCTTTTGGTTTAATAACATTCAGGCTTATCCTAAGGTCCGTCCCCTCTACGGGAACAAAACCTGAGGTGGTGGCTACTATCAGGGTCTTACCTGACCTGGATACGGTTCCTCTATCAGGTTTAAACTTAATGGTAATCTCACCGTTTGAGTGGGTTATATTTATATCAGCCATGTTGTTCCTCCATCTTGGTGTATATCTCATCCATGATATCAGCGGCGTATTGGGTATCCTTTGACTCCTGGATGCTGTCTACCTCTTTGGATACCTTGCGTAGGGTATCTGCCACACGCTTGATGTCCTTGGGTGGGAGGTTGAACTCCAGTCCTACTGTATATTCGGACATTAGACTATCTCCTTTAATGTTACGTACTTGGCTACTACTATGGGACCTGGTGTTGGGAACTCTCTACCAGAGGCTATGACCCCACGGAAGGATACCTTGGCTACCTTATGGCCACCAAACATTTGGTGTCTTTCCCATCCAATAGCATCAGACTTGTTAAGGAAGATGTGGAAACCTGGATGATATGTAGTGAGTGATATTCCAACTCGCTCCAATCTATCTAAACCTCCAGCTTTTACCTCTTTACCTATCTCAAATAGTATACCATAGTCGTAGGAATATATAGGTCGGTAGCTACCCTCTGACACCTCAGTAACAACCTTATATCCTATCCTCTTGCGTGTGTGCTGGGTTGGCCTATCCAAAACAGTTAAGCACATTGGGCTCCTCCTTTCAGTATTACTTCCAGCAACCTTCTCTTCCTCAGACACTCCTCGACCTGGAGTTCCAGTGGCTGGAGCTTGAGCTTGATTAGGAATAGGTCACCATCCTTCATTGCTTATCCTCCCTATATGGACAATTAATAATCTGGTGTGTTTTAATTTCATGTTTGGATAATATATCCGCCACTTCCCCAGACAGCAGTATATCACCATAAACCTCAAATGCAGGGCGATAACATACACTACCATCCTCATGTATCCACACCCTGGCATGGGAGCCACCTTTGTGTAGGGCTAGGGTAGAATATCCTTCTTTACATATACAACGGTCATATACCAAGTCACCTAGTATGTTGGATACTATATCTATACCTAGCTCGTTGGTTGTCATATCTAATCCTTCCTTGTTAATCCTCTCATACTAACCCTTCAACCCAATCAGCCCCTTGTTGTAGTGAGATGTGATTGAAGGGCTAGGGGAAAGGACTAACCCTCTTCTTTAGTATATTGTGCTAGTATATTGGTTGGAATATTCCGTTTTTAATGTCATCATCCATCATCTATCTCAACTCCTTACTTTTACTGGGGAGCTAAGTGAAGAGGTTAGCTACCAACGATTCTTAACATCCCAATAAGACAGCCACCCAAGCCGCAATCTCAGCTTGTTAATCCGGTCAGTGATATACCACATCACCAGGTGTATAATGTATCTGCTCTGTTTCATCTTCATACCCTCCATTATATTATTCTCTGGCTAATGCCAGGACTTGAACCGGTAAGCCCTCCAACTTGACCGGCTCCGTGTCCGGGTATTAACTAGGCCGTTACTCCGATAATCTCCGGGTGATGGTCCCGTGCTGTGATATAGGCAGCGTTTAGATGCTCAGTGAAGTGATATGCTTGGCCGTACTTCTCAATATCATCCTTGAATAGGATATAAGGTACAACCCAGTCGCAGTCCTCCTCCCACCAGCGAAGGTCGTGTAAGAAGTTGTCAATCCCTTCGGGTAGCTGGTCCTGTCTCTCTGAGCTTAACCATATGCCCCCGTGGCTGGCCGTGCCATAGCTTATGATGCCCGGCGCTAGTGTATCCTGACTGTCTGATTCTCCCCAAGGTGTCTTCATTTCCTTTTAACCCTCCTTAACTCTCATCAGGCTAGACTTTATCTAGCGACCAGGCTTTCACCTGGTTTCGAGTTACTGGCAAGCTGTAATAAATCGGTCCTTGTCAAAGCGTGGGTTGTCCTCCTGGAACATATCACACAATTTAGTCATCCTTCTAACTCCTCTCTATTCTTAGTCTACCTATAGTATAACACAAGGTGTTGCGTTTGTCAATAGCTGATAGCTTTACATAATGTTGACTTTACATAATGTAGTCTCCTCTAGTCTCCAATCCAGCTTTACATAATGTATCCTGTCCCTGAATGTCCTCCAATGTCCACGTCCTGTCCCTACCTCCATTCTATAACTTCCCTACTTCCAAACACAAAAGAATAAGGAGTAGGTTGGCAACTATTCCTACTCCATATTCCTTAGGAGGCTATCGTTTTATCAGTTCTGGATGGTCTGCCAATATCCGCTTAACCACTGGTTTTTCAGCACTCCACTTGGCGGAACCCGGACTGGATGATGCACCATCAAATGCTTTTTGGATGTTGGCTTTTTCTTCACCAGTCCCAAACTTCTCAATTAGCTCACCTCTCCTTAACCCGGTCTGGCTTTGGACGGTTACACCGGTTCCACCACCTCCACCACCGCTGGATTTTCTAACTGTTGGAACCGCCAAGGCTACCGATTTATACTGAACATCCAGTTCGTCAAGTTTAAAGGTATAGCCCTTAGCCTTGACCTTAGACAGCTTATCTTCTATTCCGGCAAGGACTTCTACGCCCTTTGCTACCCGCTCTGGTCTCTGGCTGGATATGTCACCAATGGCTGTGTGAATTGCAACCGCCAATTTCTCACGGACACCGGCTAGTGCCTCACCCTCTTTTTTCTGCTTATCCGCCTCGGCCTTGACAATATCCGTACTATGCTTTTGGATAGACTTAGCCAACCTTGCTACATCGGCGTCATTACCATCCGTAATAGCTTGGAGCATCTCAGCCTTAATCTGGTCAAGGGTTGGTGCCTGCTTGGGTGCTTCTTTTTGTTCTGCCATAATATCTCCTTAATATTTTATTTTGGTGATACTATAACGTTACCACTTTACAGCACCTTGCTACTCCAATAGTAGCCATCTATTCAATTGTACCGTGGTCTAGCTCCTGGCTAGATGTCCTAGTTTCATACGCTCTCCTATTATATTATATCATATTGGTAGCTTTTTGTCAAGCTCCTTAACTGCTCAATTAAATATAAGTTGGTACCTAGCTCCTTTACTGTCTACATTCTAACATGCTGGACTATATCCGTCAAGTTCACTGGCGGTCATTGTGAGTCAGCCTGCTAGCTCCTGCTCGTCCACACTAGCTCTTACTCACCCGTACTGCTATTTTCATACTTACTCCAGTGATAAGAACATCCGTGCTACTCTCCTATACTAGAACAAATGTTCTGCCAGCCCATGTCTACTTGACATAATGTTGCCGTGCTGGTTGACATAACGCCTCCAGCTACCGGCTTTACATAACACCCACTTAACATAATGTCTAGGGCTGGGGTGGTTTATTTATGAGATGGATATTATTTTTTTATGTTGGCTCTGAGATTTTATCCATTTATACCAAATGTTACTTTACATAACGCCAGCCTTATGCTGGCATGGTACAGCAATCTGGACCAGAACCACCCCATACATCTACAGTGAGGTCCACCATTTTACCCCATGCTTGTGGGCTTTCCAAATAGCCTCTCTACCACCAAATCCGCTACCAGGTCAATATCCTCGGCTGCGATATGGACTCCACAACTACCACTTAAATTGACATCATAGTTGGTGGGTTCTGGAGTTTCATCACCCTTCTCCCTCTTATAGAGTTCTTGTAGTTTTTCCTCTGCTGTCATTTTGTCCTCCTCAGTTTCCCCCAAATCCTTTAACTTGTGGTGGCTGTTGACCAAGTTGTGGTGTTGCTATCCCCAACTCAGCATGGATACAATAGTAGGTTCCACAATCTCCACACACATCGTAGAAGGTTGAGATGATAGGTGCGGAGAGCCAAGTTCTACCCATATCTGCAATAACTGAATTACTTGTGGATATGAAAGCCTTAACTCCCGGTGAGATTTTGCCTTTCTCCTTTTCCTGTTTCAGTATCTCACCAGCTATTTTCCTCTCCGACCCACAATTAGGGCATTGGTCAAATGATAGTGGGAATTTTAGTTCTTCCTTGTCTTCCATATTCTCCTCCTTATTATTTACCATCTATTACCTCCTGTGTTAGACAGGCATTACCTAGTGTAAATCTGGACATCTCTATTCCTATATAACCATCACACCCGTCAGTCTCAACCACGGCGGTAATTGTATAGACTGTCCTCTTGGAACTTACCTCTACCTTCACTAGGCCTACGATTTTTACCTCTATTTCTCTGGGCATATTCTCCTCCTTATTATAATGACTTAGGGTCCAACATCGGGTCCTTCAATTCTCTATTATTTGGTATAGTCATCCTCATAGCTGTACCGTAGTCGGTTGGCAATCTCTGTACATATCCACAATACTTACAAACGAATAGTCCATATCCATGACTCTTGGATACCTCATGCGAGTGGTGTGCCCCTGTCGGTGAATCAGAACATTTCCACCTCCCTGATTTAATATATTTGCCATCCATCTTTTCAATGCTACCCACTCTACTTACTCCAGCCATCTTTTAGGTATACCTCCAACTTTCGTAATCTCTACCATTATCTTAGAAATCTGCTCATCCAACCTAGCAGTTTCTAATGGATGGCTAGAGTTTAACCTTTTCTTTCTCTGGTCGATGGAGGCCTTCCTCCTTAACAGTTTATATCTTAGTTCCTTCTGCTCGGATGTTAGGTTATTATCCGGCCTCTTTCTTACATAGGGTGTGTAGGGATTCAGCTTTAGGTAATCCAGACCCTGTTCTATATAACATTGAGGGTGATAATATCTACTAACATTCCATCCACGCTTTTCCTCATTACCTTTATTCCAGAAATAAACCTTTATAACTGGTGTGCCGGCCTCTACATCCTTCTCACACCACCTGCATTTGGCTTTATGCTGGCACCAGTACATGAATACATTTGGTATGGTAGGCATTTACTTGATATACCTCTGTATGGTTTTCCTAGATTTATTAAACATTGTAGCTAGTTCCTTAACATGAACACCCTCATGGTGTAGCTTCCTGATTTCATTCATACTACGTCTATTATATAACCCCCGATTTTCTCCGGGATTGTCCAACTCACAATCATCCAGTGGACATGACAGGCATATCTCTACATTTCTATCTGTAGGTGATACACTAGCATCACTCATTACAGAACATATTGGATAACTCTCCCCACTCATACCCCAATCAACTCCTTCTCCTCCAGATGTTTCTGCTTAATCTTCTCCCAATCTCCACCCTTAACTATATATAGTGGGAATATTACTCCACACAAACACTCAAACATATTTTTACCCCAAGCAGGGAAGTGAACAGGGCAGTTCAATACCACAGATAGTTTGGAGCCTAATTCATCTACATCACGTTGCTCAGGAGTTTGAAGATAATATCCCCAACCGGTAGTCATAGTAATTTCTCCATTAGAATGGAAGACATGGAAAAATATATAATATTGTTATTACTATTATGATTATGAGAAACCCTCCTGATAGAAGTATTCTAAGATTTATATCATCCATTATATATCTACTCCTTTATTAAACTCTCCCATGCTGTATGGCCAGATTTATCCAATATTGATTGTGCTGAATGGTCCTGTAGATAACCATAACCATCAATGAACATTCTCTCAGGCAACTCCCTATCTACCTTTATTGCTACCCGCTCCGTCTTTTTAATATAATCACCGACCTCAACTAAGGTAAGGTCGTTCCAGTATTTCCCGTCTATATGGCACAGAACCATAGCCAATTCTTCCCTTATCTCTTCTTGTTTACTTAGCATTATTCTTCCTCACCTCCCTCATTAACTCCTTAAATTGTTCATCATGTTTCTCTTCCATCTCCTCAAGTTTAGCTCTTATTGGATTGTGATGCTTCCAACCCTACTGGTTACCATAATAAAAAGAAGAGGGTAATTCTACCTTCCAGACAAATAACATGAAGAATAAAAGCATACAAGCAAGAAAAACAAGAAACATCCACAACTCTAACCATCCTATCAACCACCCGAACTGTTTCGGCCTTAAAGTTATTACGGCAAATAAAGTCGTGGCTTGAATTAAAACATTTATAGGAGTCTGGTAAGCCATCGCCTTTCCAAAGACGTTCTTTAATGTCCCAAGCCAAGTTCCCATATCATACTGCTTTAATAAAACCCTGGTAAACCTCTTCATTTAACCTCCGGTATAATAATATACTAACTATACTTATATATCATACTTTATATATCTATTATAGCACATGGTGATGTACTTGTCAAGCTGTCAAGTGCTATATAGTAAATATATCTCAGTCTCAGACTTGACAAGTAGCGTCTAGTATGATAATCTAGAGTGAAGGAGACTACTATGAACGATAATCCCACAGAAACCGATTCCTTAGCCAAGTCCTTCCTACCCATGCTAACAGATGATGGATTTGGTGATACCACCAGTGCGAAGAGGGCTGAGTATCTGAGCAAGAGGATATGTAATTTCTCCGTCAGGGAGTCCTGCCAATTAGCCGATGTGTCGGAAAAGACAGTCAGGAGATGGCGAGATGCTGACCCTGATTTTTTCCATTTAGATACTAAGGGTATGACTGACCTTAGGAAGAAGTTTGCCACAGAATATGTGGATATGCAATTCACCCGAAACTTCCACCTAGTATTGCAAAAGGACTTTAAGGTTCTATATGAAGATGCTATTGGTGGTACACTTACTAAGGAAGAGAATGATTATCTAGGCAAGATAAGGGCACACTATACTCCACAATCCCTAGCCATAGTTAAACAGCTATTAGGTGGTGGTACTACAGAAACACCATTTAGCTACACCAAGTTGGTTATGGAAATTAAACAGGAGAGAATTGAGATTACCCAGGGTAGGGATATGAATAGTGGTGACTAAGTAAGGAGGAATATTCCATTGTCAGAAAAAACCCAGAAACGGTTAATCCAGGAAACCCACCAAGGTATGTTTGGGGTGCCAGGCACAGATGATAAGGGTTTGGTTGGTGATGTGAAGGGAATTAAGATGGATATTAGAGAGCAGAATGGTCGTGTCCGCAAGAACAGTAAGCTAATTTATATAATTATGGGAGTCCTCATAACTGCCGGTGCCCTTGGTGGATTGGAGATAGGAGATATACTCCACCTGCTGGGAGAATAAATGCCAAGAGGAATAAAAGCCTCAACTAGGCAAAAGATTTCGGGATTAAAAAACCTTATGAAAGCCAATGTTATGAGGATTGGCAAACGAGGTAGGAAGTATAGACCGAGGCAACCCAGATGAGGATTTGCTATACCTGTGGGTATTTCAACAAGGATGAGGAATATGAGTGTGAATCCTGTGGTAGTGAGGAACTAGGTACACGCATTAACATCCCACCCTTTGACTCTGTTGAACCATATCTAAAGGAGCAAGATGACGACGGAACAGACCTTCCGTGAGCTAATAGATAATAAGAGGAAGTATATCGAGACCCTTCTGGTGGTAGAAAATAAGGCCAGGAGAAGGGTTCCTTTTATCTATAATCCAATCCAAGCTGATGTAGATGCCACCCAAACTGGGATGGACATATGGGTCAAACCCTCCTCTATTGGGTTCAGCACCGAGAGAATAGCTAATAGGTTGGTGGATACTTTGACTAACCCTGGTACCAATACCATCCTGGTAGCCTATGAGGATTTCATTACCGAGCGGTTGTTAAATAAGGTAACCTTCTTCTACAACCATTTATCATCCTTAGGGATACCAGACTTTCCTAGTATTTTCCATAACTCCACATATGAAAAGACTTTCCAGTTCAAGGAGAATGGCGTGGTAGTTGGTGAGAGTTCAATCTATATTGCATCTGCCCGTAGTAAGACAGCAGGTAGGGCAGAGGTTATTCACCACCTATTACTGGATGAGCATGCCTTCTACGTCCCACAAGCAACTGAGAATATTATAGCACCAGCAATGGCCAGAGTCCCTCCTGAGGGTACAGTTGATTCCTTCTCTACCCCTAACGGTGAGGAAAATGAGTTTCACGAATGGTATATACTAGCCAAGAGTGGGAAGTCCATCTTTACCTCCCATTTCTATCCCTGGTTTATCCACCCAGAGTATGTTATCCATTTAGGAGACCCAAGAATCCAGAAAGCCATACCAGAAACAGACAAGGAGGAGTTCCCCCTTTCCGGTGATGAGGAAAAACTGATGTTCACCAATAACCTCACCTTCTCTCATATCAGATGGCGTAGGTGGATGACACTGGTTATGGAGAGCCTTAGGAGAAAGGGTGAGAGTAGAACCTTATTTCCACAAGAATTCCCAGAAGATGATGTATCCTGCTTCCTCTCCACTGGTGAAATGTGGTATGACCATGGGTTTATAGAGTCCATAGCCAAGACCTGCTATGAAGCACCGTATAAGGTAGATGGACTAAATGTATGGTACAGACCAGAAAGAACTGAGGAGGGTAGACCCACCAAACAATACCTGGTAATTATAGACCCAGGCCAGGAAAAGATAACCCAGTCTGCTATTGGAGTTATGACCTTTGAGAAGGATTCCCTAGGTAATACTATCTCCATCTGGTGTGCCCGTGATGCTGGGTGGTATAGTCCAGAGATAACCTGGGAGAAGGCATGTAAGATTTCCGATTACTACCACCGAGCAGAAATAGTTTGGGAGGCAAATGCCCATGGATTGGCCATATCAGTATTAGGTAAGAATCGTAGACCCATATATTTTAGGAAAGATATTATCCAAGACGTACCTACTATGGTTGCCGGTTGGCTCACCACATCTAGCACTAAACCCTACATGATGCAGCAGGTGACTAAATCCCTATCCAGTCTAGTGTGCCATGATATTGAGTTGGTAAGGCAACTACGTCATTTCAGGGTAGCTGGTGGTAAGCTAGAAATTGTAGGTTTAGATGATATCCATGACTGTCTGGCCATAGGTCTAGCTGTTCATAATCCTAACCCAGTAACGAGAGGTTATCAGGGTAGGACTGGGTGGAAACCTGGTTGGGGTAAGAAAGCTTACAAGAAACCTAAGCATAGTGTATTAAGGAGGTAGCTATGAGAGAGAAAAAACATCCTAGAAAACCAAGAAAATAGGGAGGTATCATGGCTGATAAGCATACTATAAGACCCCAGTTTATAATAGATAGGTGTGTTACCCTCAAAAGTAACTGGTCTACTAGAACCAAAAAATTTAAGGACTGGTATAACATCCTATTGCTTAACAATGAATTGGAGCAGGAGGGTATGGAGTCCGTTGTTACCAATGACCCAAGGACTGGATTTAACCTTGCACGCCACCTACTCACTACTATGGTTATATCTGATAGGATTCCTATTGATACCCTACCTCCAGAGTTTGTTCCTGCCACCAGTTACCTAGAGGATTATGTATCCAGGAGATGGAAAGACCAGGAGAAACGCTACCGTATGATAGGTAGACAGTCCTGGCTATTTGATTTTGTCTCCTGGCTCCTAGCTACCGGCTGGTATTCAATATTCTCCATGGTAACCGATAAGGAAATTTGGTCTGAGGTGTGGTCCCCAGCCAATTCCTTTCCTGGATTTGGCCCAGATGGTTTGGTAGAACACGCCCATATATATACACTATCTCCTGTAGCCTCAGCCAAGAAATTGAAGGTTATGGGCTGGACATATCCACGGCCAATTACTGGCGATATTACCATGTATGACTACTGGGCCTTTGATGCCGATGCTAATGTAACCAATTCTGTGGTAATGGAGAGTCTATTCGTCAAGGAGCCGGTAGTTGACAAGGCATTAACCAAACTGGGTACTCTACCCATCTTTACCTCCCCAGCTGGTGGACTCCCAGACATGGGTTCCATCAAAACCGGTAAAGTTTGGCAGGAACATTATGGTGAAGCCTTTGTAGGGACTGACGAGGACCTTCTCCTCAACTACAATAAGATGAGGTCATTCATGCAACAGGCTGCAAGGACAGCAGCACAGCCCCATTGGTTGGAGTTGTCTAGTGGTGACACACCTATAGCTACTGAGGAATTGATGGACAGATGGGGCTCCATCCTACATGGTGGGCAGGGTGATTCTGTTACTCCATTACAATCTAATCCCATTCCTGTAGAGCTTACCAATATTCTATTCCACTATCAAAACGAACTACAGCGTGGTATGTTCCCTGCAGCAGTATTTGGTAATGTCCAGCAGCAGATATCCTACTTAGCCCTAGCCAACATAGCAACAGCCTCCATGCAGACACTAACTCCATATCGAGATTCCACCGCAGGTATGAGAACTGACCTGAACAATTACTGGATAGATATGATACTTATGAATAGGTTTAGGCCGCATGGATTCAAACTCCCAGAGAATATGCCTGAACGTCTTGATAGGAGATTTGAGGTGGATGCGGATGTAGAAATTCCCGGCCTACTGGTACAAAAAGCCAACATCGCCAGGATAATGAACCCTAAGTTCAGACTTCCTGTAACCTGGATAACTGACCGTATGTTCCCTGAGATTAAAAATGCCTTAAAATCCATAGCCGATACCCGTGCTGAGGATGCTATGATGGACCCGGATGCTATTAAGGTAAGTGCTATCATAGGTTATAGAGAACAAGCCAGGTTATTCCGTGAGGCTAATGATATCCCTACCGCAGAACTGTATGAGAAGCTGGCTAAGAAGAAGGAGGCGGAGTTGGAATTAGCACAACAACCACAGGTACAGCCACCTGGAGGTAATGGTGCCAGTCCAATAGAGCAGGAGTTATCCAGAGAACTAGGTGCTGCTGTTACACCTCCAGGGGGTGCCACAAATGCCTAAACTACTACCTATAGGACCAAAACCACCTAAGCAGCTTGGGCCTCCTCCACCTCAACCACCAGGATTTGAGGATACCATTGAAGGCTGGGAGAAGAGGTCCAGGGAACATATGCTCTCCGCCCAGAGGGGTGAGGAGAGACTCCAACAACTAGGTACTAACATTGAGAGGTTTACGGCTCGTATACCTGGGGTGCCTGGAGTGTTTGAAGTACCTCTCCTATTACAGATATTACCGAAAGTAGTCCGCAATATTGCTGGTATTGGTTTTATCCTCCCAGAACAAACCCGTGGTGAGATGAAGCGGGAGATGGATACAGTTATCATTGGGATAGAGCGTGATGACTTCTATGCAAGGTTGTTCAGTCAGGTTCCTATAGTAATATCTGGTGGAAAGTTTACCACAGTGGAGGAATTACTGTCTGTGTTGAGACCTCCAGACAATATTACATCTGAGGAGTTGGATGAAATTGATAATATTATCATCGGCATGGTGGAAACCCTGACTGATATACCACAATTACCTGAACTTGCCAGTGAGGCTGAACCTGTAGAGTTACCTGAGCTGGTTCCTCCACCCACATTGATAACAGTTCCACCAGAAACCATACACTCCCTAACTGTGTCTGCCATAATTCGTTCCATTACCGCTCCTGTAGCTCCACCATCTGTCATGTCTGAGGAGGAGTGGATAAACCATTTAATAGAAAGTAGGGAGATAAGTGATAAGGCTGATTTGGAAACTGTAGAGTTTCTGAGGGAGCAGGCAGAGGCTTTGATAGATGAATGGGAGGAACGGAACAATATGTTGGCTGCCTATAAGTCTGGTATAGCCGAAATGCCTGATTACCAACTGGTGGATTTGCTGAAAGAGATGGTGGTACAACCAGGTACAGCTCTATTGGAGGTTGCAGGTAAATACTTTGAGCATGTTTCTGCCCCATTAGCTGGTCTTGTTTGGGGTGCAGGATTTGGCATACATGATATAGAGGCTGCCTTCTGGAGATATAAAAGGAATGAAGGAACCTGGCAAGCCCTAGGTCATGCTTGGGAAGAATGGGATGCACCAGGTGAAGGTGCCGCCAGTTGGATATTAAAGTATATGCTTATGGAGGGTTTAACTGACCCATTGACTTATGTTGGTTGGGGGATAGCTACCAGGATAGCCAAACCTCTAGGTGCTGTAGGTAGATGGGTAGGCTTTATTGAACGTGGCGTATCTGATGTACTAGAATTACCATTCGACCTAATCAAAGCTGGGGTAAGGAGGCTCCCCAAAACTATAAGTCAACAAGCCAACATAGCATCCTCAAAGGCTGGGCAATATGTAAAGAAGTATCTAACCCAACGCTATGGTAGGGCCTATTACCAAATGACTATGAAGGAGTGGCAAGAGGGTGTTGATGCTGCTGTGAAATATACCCTAAAGAATCCACAAATAGATAATGTAACTACCAGGGCTGGCCGTGAGTTCCTCAAACATGTACCCGTAACTGAGAAGGAAGTTCTAGTCTGGGCTGATAGGCTTGGTACTACCCTCACTCCTGAACAGATAACCAAACAAACCATAGCGGATGTAGATAGGGTCTTTGAGGACTTCTTCTCTAAGATTGGTGGTAATAAGAAGCTGATGACCAATAGGGAAGCAGCAGATGAGTTGGTTAGAATAATGGTAGGTAATCTTGATAACAAAACCTCTGTGGTTGCTGGTAAGATATTATTGGAGAGGAGCCAAGGTATTATCAATGGAGCTAGGTCTTTTGGCCAATCCAAAACTGTAGCTAAGGCTGGTAGTGGATTGATGGTTAGGAATAGGAGACTTTTCCTCAAGGCTGAAAGTAGTAGTGTGGCCTTAGCCCTTAAAGAGATGGGCAGGGTTTCTACCCTTCTCACCACTGTTCCTCTTAGGATTCAGAAAGCATGGGTGAATGGTATAGACCGGGTAGTAATCAGAACCTTTGCTGAATCCTACCTTACCTTTGCCATGTATGGACCCATGAATGTAATTGAGGATATAATTCGTACTCTACTAGGTGGAGAAGTACCTGGTCTGAGAAGTAGCCAATCATTTGCCAGGAAATGGGTTGGGGTAAGCTATGAGCCATCAATAGTATCAGAGAGGTCTATATCAGAGACTATGGGCTTTCTCCGTAGTGCTGACGACCCTAATTGGAATAATTGGATTCTCCAACTTGGTGGTCTGGCTAATGGATTTGGCAGAACTGCATTCAAATATGCTGTCGGTGTACCCGGACAAATCAATATGGCTATGAGGCGTAATTTTCTAGATGCTAAGGCAACACGGATATTGAAGGAGATTGGTGGTGAAGCTCTAGATACATTAACCCATGCTGGGCCAGATAAACTAATGGGAGTAACCAACAAGCGGGTGGTAAGGGAGGTCCAACAGGCAGCTATGGAGCTAAAGATGAATGGTCTACCAGAGGCTCTCCGTGCTACTAAGGGTGACTTTACCAGAACCAAGATTATCAGGCGTGAGGTGAATGACATATTAAAGGAGCATCCTGACTTACCTAGGCCAGTTAGGGACTTTATTATAAGGCAGCAGGATGATGGTGTACTGTTTAGGGATGGTGTAAACAGCGTAGATGATATAACCAGACAAGCCAATGATATTCTACTGAATGATTTCATAGCCTCACCCGAACGTGCCTCAGTTCAATATGACCAACTAGCCAATCTGCTGGTAGACTTTGAGGTAAGAAACCCACAGGAGATGGCACAACTCATCTATGGTCTAAACTTTATGTCGTCTATATATGGTTCTACTCCCAAACAGATACTAGGTAGGGCTGTAGAAAGAACTAGGGGACTACCCTTTGCCGATAGGAGAGCCAGTATAGATAAGACTCTGGACTCTATCACCCTATTTACTGAAAGGGCTGGGGCTAGTATAGATAGGGTGGTAGAAAAGATAAGGGTAAGTATGAAACCTCCTATACGTGAGGTAGATGTTGCCACAATTACCAGTAGGATTAGTTGGGAAGGTGATATACCACAGCCGTCTATAGATGCTGTAGCTGATATTCTAAGTACATATCCAAAGCGTCTTAGTGACAAAATCAAGTCTGTAAAGTTGGCATCTGAGGCTCAAGGTGCTAGTATTAATATTAGTGAAGGTAGTTTATGGCTAACATCACCTACCAGATTTGATAGTGAGATAGCACATGAGATAGCACATACTGTATTTCCTGAGGTAAGGGCAGAAGTCTCATTAAAGACTCCTATAGGTTCGATGGACCTTGATGAGTTATTTGCTGAGGCATTTGAGGAGGTGGTAACTGGTAAACCAATGGAGTTGCCTGGGGTTCATATAGGAGCACAAACTTCACGGGATATAGACCCTGTAGTTGTGGATGAAATGGTAGATTTAATAATTTCAAAGGGCTGGGCTAATAGAGGTTTTTCTATATATAAGGATAACCCAGCCTATATATCCAAAGCTGAACAACTATTTAACCTCCAGACAGCCAAGAGACTCCGAGCCTCTGAGCTAGGTGAACAGATAAACTCCTGGCGCCATGACTTCTTTGCGGAGGTAGCTCCAGCAGACCTAAAGACCAACGATTTTTGGGATGATTTCTTCCGTGATGTTGGTGGTAGAGAACATGCTGCCAATGTGGAGATGGCTGACTTTGATGGTATGATTAAAAACGCCATAGACGACCTGGACATAGCAGGTGGCCTCAGACCCAGACAACGACCAGACATCAAGGTAATAGACCGAGACCTAGCTCCCCAAGATGTAGCCCAGCTGATTGGAGCCAGAGGAGATGATATATCCAGGTCTATGATGGATGTTCTTACCTCCCAAAATGATAAGGATATGTTTACCTCCTACATCATGGCTCACATCAAGCAAGGTGATGTTGGCTTTACCAAAGAATCTGTTGGTAGGGTATATGACCAAATAGCTTTGAGTTTACAGGTTGACCCAAAGAATATGAGTTGGGTAACTGGTAAGCAGATGGAACTAGAGGCTGTGAGAAGGGATTTACACTCCCTCCACAATAGTAAGATGTTACCTGATGAGGAGATAGCTGCTATTGGTAAGTATTTTGATGATACGGCTAGTGCAGTAGAGGGTGTAATGTTTACTCCCAGGGAGGTGAGGGAGTTACTTTCTGAAACTGATATTGGATTGGGTGAAAGACTTGCTAGTGCTAAGGAAACCGCATCGTTTAGGGATGCTGTAGATGACCTCATCAGGGGTGGTGTATCTGAGGAGCAGGCTGTGGCGAGGGTTCTTGGGACTGATGTTGGGAAGGATATAATAGTTCTTGACCCAACCCTACTAGAAGCCACAAGGAAGAGAGTTACCAAGCTGGCTAAGGAAACATCTGTCCCTGAGGACTTGCCTGTTGAGATGAGGTTTGGCGCTCCTGGAGAGAAACGTATGAGTATGGGAGACCTAATCGAAGCATGGTTCGAAGCATCTGACAATGATGTTTTACAGGGAATAGGCAGAACTGCCACCACTAACAAGGAGTACCTGGCAGGTATCCAGAGGATACTAAGGGAGAAGTACCCTACTGGTATTATGAGAATTTATCGTGGTAGTGGTAAGGCTGGGCCCCAAGTTCTTGAGAGGGAATTTACTAATATAACTAGCAGCAGAAAGGCGGCGGTTGATTTCCAGGATACTTGGAAGGTACCACTTGATGACCCACGTCTCCAAGACTTGAGGTCCAAACTTAAAACGCTGCAAGGAGAGCTGTCCCAACCTAATGTCAAAGTACCTAGACAGGCTGAGTTGGATGATGAGATACGTAGGCTCAGTAATGAGATAAGCCAACTGACTGAAACAATACGTGAGAGGATTGGTCCTGATATAGATAATATCCTAGTACGTATTACTGATGTTGTGGCCATAGGTTCCGTTGATGAATCCGAACTTATCATCCGTGCTGGAGTATTAAGGAATAGAATAGAAAATCCAATAAAGCCTCCCATCAAGACAATACCTCAGAAGATTAAACCTGAGTTCACCAACTACAACGACCTTCGCCAGCAGGCTATGGATGAAGCCACTGTTTGGTATAGTAAGGAATTCACCGATTACTCCAGCGCCAATGCCTTCGACTCTATTATGAAAGCCATCTACCCTTTCTGGTGTGTGCCTGAGTATGCTACCATATTAACTAGGACTGGTTGGAAGCACCACTCAGACTTAGTTATTGGTGAGGATGTACTGACGGTTAATCCTGATACTATGGTGACTAACTGGGAACCTGTTCAGGACATAGCCGTATTTGACTATGATGATGACTTGATGGTGATACCAGCTAAAGGTAAGGATATTAAGTTTACTCCTAACCATAGATGGCTAGTTGTGGATAAACTTACTGGTGAGCATAGCCACATCAAGAGGGGTTATCAGCTAACGGATGGTTATGATGTGATACCTAGGTCCTTGCCACATGAGTTTCCTAAGGAGAGTGTCTTGTCTGTTAGGGATGCTGCTATACTGGGTTGGGCTTATACTGATGGTTATATAAATAGGGGTAATGGTAGGAAACCTCATATGATAATTTACCAGTCTCTCCACAAACATCTGTTGGAGATTGAGAAGCTGGTTGGTATTAGTGGCATATTGAGGGAGAGGACTGGATACAGTACCGAGAATAGTTATGATTATTCTATTAGGGTACAGAATGATGACAATGACAGGATATTGGAGATTTGTCCCGATAAGACTTATCTGCCAAACCTAGTTACTAGGCTGGATAGACCATCTGCTGAGGCTATGTGGGATGCTATGTTTAAGGCTGAGGGTAGTACCCATATAGAATATACAGATATGGAGAACTCTTGTTGGAAACAAACTCCTGGTCCCGTAATGGAGGCTTTCCAAATACTTTCTGTGTTACTCGGTAAGGCTATAACCGTCAATGGTAATAGGGTAAATCTGTTGGCTAATCATAAACCATACCTTGGTAAGGAAACTAGAAGGATGTATAAGGAGCATTACAAAGGCAAGGTATGGTGTCCTGTTACTAAGTCTGGTACGTGGTTTGTAAATTGTAATGGGTCTATATTACCAACAGGAAATACATATGAATCCCAGCGTTGGTTCTGGCTTCCCCGCTCCTTCATCCGCCATCCAGGAACCTTCACCTCCTTTGAGCGATGGCAAGATAACACCGACTATGGCTACATTCACATCCCAGGAACCTCAGTAGATGTAGGGTTTGGTAGAGGTACAGTATATGGTACACTCCAAACCCGATTAGCCCGTAGGGACTACCCTGAGTATTATGATTCCTTAGGGGCAGCAGGTGATGTAATAGAGTTCTCCGACTTTCTCTCCCGCTATGGTTTCTATCCAGGAGCCCATATAGGAGTACCTCTAGCCTTATTTGGTGGTGTAGAAATGCAATTTGGTGAGGCTGTACCATCCCTAGTCAAGACACCACTGGATATTCTCATAGCCCTATTCCCTGACAATGAATCAGTAAGGTGGATTTCAGACCGCCTGTTTGGTGATAGATTTAGAAAGTACATGGAGATACTCCAGATAAATAGACGTGGTGGAGATGGCACCCTCATATTCTCCAAACAACAGGAGGGAGTAGACCTTACCGAGGAAGAGGAACAGTTACTTACCGATGCTAGGAGAGAGGTAGGCTGGTACTCTGCTGGGTTTGAACAGTTTGGTGTATTCCGTATGCGTACTGGTGAACAGCATAAGATGTATGAGGAAGCCTCCAAAGTCATAGAGGAAATGACTGGCTTTACTATAGACCAACAGGATTGGTTAAGACAGCACGGTTACCGAATCTGGGATATGGTAGGTGGTATGTCTCCCTCTGAGCAGGCTATATTAAAAGAGATGGACTACTATAGATGGGTGGGTAATATCCGACCCCTACTTCCAGGTAGGCAGCAGGAGATACTCAACAAAATAGAATTGGCTTGGGACTCTGTAAACAGATTCACCGAGCAGTTACAGGACTCCAAACTCATACTACAGAGGGAGTTCCTTTCTGCCCAGCGTGGGCCAGATGACTACAACTCCTTATTACTGGATATATATGACGCCCAGAGGAAGTTCATTGATAATAAGGTAGAGGAATTTCCCCTCATGGATTTGGATAACCGTGCTGAGTATTATAGGGAGTTTAATCAGCCACAGCCAGTTCTACATCCAATGAGGGAACTAATGAATCTCTATTTCTCCATTGAGTTATTAGAAATGACTGAACCAGAAACAGGTGAGAAACGGCGAGACTGGGATAACTTCTGGGCCCAGCGTCAGGCCATTGAGGAAGCTATACCAGACGACTTTAAGCAGGAGTGGGATGACTTCCTCTCCAAGAACTCCACAAGGATGGAGCAAGTCCGCAGAGATGTAGGTAGAACATATTTCCGAACCTACAACAAAGTATGGGAGACGATACTTTCCACCTACAATGATGAGGAACAGGGGTTAATTGAGGAGTATCTATTCCTTGAACGTACTGGACAAAAGCTGGATAGACAGGCTGGGATTAAGGCCACCACAAGTGAGAAAACTGGTAATCTCCTCATCTCCAGTTTCCGAACCGAAGTATCAGGTGCCAAGAAAGCTCTCAGGTTTGCCAATCCCCACCTAGATGCCTGGCTATTCTATTGGGGTAGGACCTCAGCCTTCACCGCTCCTGGTGCTGAGGAAGTATACAAACAGATTGCAAGGGAGACAGGTAGGAAAATATAATCTCTGTTATATAAGTATAGTTATATTTAATAATATATTTCTGTCATACACTTGACAAGCATTGTAGTTCGTGATAACGTACAGATAGGAGGCTATAATGACTATGGAAGCAACGGCTGATGATATTGCTCAAGATGGTTCTATTGGTATTAAGGTGGACGGTAAGACTGTCAAGTATGTGAAGGAATCAGATTTGGGAGCTATCAAAAGTGCCTCTGAGGGTAAGGACAGGGAGGTATCAGACTTACAGGCTAAGTTAGCTACGGCTAATTCCAAGTACGATACTGAACGCCAATCCGTACTCCAGGAGCGGGCTGCCAAAGAGGTAGCCGAAAAGGAAGGTAAGGAAAGTGCTACCCACAAGACAAGGGTAGGAGAGCTAGAGACCGAGTTGGCTGGACTTAAAACCTCCAGTGGTGAGGCATTAATTAAGCTCACCGATAGAGTCCGTACAGGTCTGGTAGATGGCTACAAGATAGATGCGGAGAAGGTAAAAGACATGGCTCTCGGAGAATTGGAAAGTACAGAGGCAAACCTTATCTTAGTAGGTGCTAAGCCAGCACCGGCAAATTATGATGGGAAGGGTGGAGGTGCAGGTAGCTCTTCCTCAGACCTGGAGGGTAAGACTCCATTAGCTCTTGCTACAATAGGTTATGAGACAACCAAAAAATAAGGAGGACTAGATAATGGCAGGTGAATTTACCCTTGTCGAATTATCCAAAATTGAAACTGACCCCGGTAGGAAGTCGGTAATTGATACCCTACTAATGGAATCAGACATTATGCAGATAGTACCTTGGGAGACTATTGGTGCCCTATCTACCAACGTTATCAGAATGGGTACTCTCCCTAGTGTTGGTTTCCGTAAGGTAAACGCCGGTTTCTCGGTTGGCACCTCAGCACTTGAGCAGAAGGTAGAGAACATATCCCTGATGGGCGCCTTCTTCGATGTTGATAAAGCCATAGTCAGGGCTAAGAATACCAGTGTTAATCCAAGGGCCATTAACCAAGTTATGATGACTAAGGCTATGGCCTATAAATTCAATGATAAGTTTATTAACGGTAACCCGGAGTCGGACCCTGAGGAGTTTAAGGGTCTTGAACAGCGGGTCGATGATGTTGTAACGGAGGGCTTTACCGGCCAATCCATAGATGTAGCAGGTGGTAGCACTACCGAGGGTATCCTTAACAGTTCTGCTATTAGCCTGAATTTCCTAAACAAATTCGACCAGGCTATGTACCAGATTAAGGGCCACAACCCAGACTTTGCTATTATGAACTCCAATACACTCCTAGCTATCCGGGCTATATTGAGGAAGGAAAAGCTCCTCGATACCACCAAGGATTTCTTTGACCGGACAATAGATGTTTATGGTAATACCAGGCTAATTGATATTGGAGTTACGGCAGACCAGACCACAGAAATACTCGCCGAGGATGAAACAAAAGGTGGAGGCACTGCAGAGGTATCCATCTACTTTATTAAATTTGCTATCGGTGAGTTCTTTTGGGGTATCCAGGAATATCCATTAGAGGTCGATGATAAGGGGCTGTTAGAGGATAAGCCAATATACCGAACCGAGGTAGACTGGCCTCTCGGTCTAGCGATGGCTGACCAATACTCGATTGCCCGGCTGTATGGTGTTATACCAACCAACGCAAGTTAAGGAGGCGTGTCATGGTTTTTGATAATGAATTAGTTTTAAGGGATGATACCGCTGACCTTGATAGTTCAGAAGTTGTGGCTGTCGCCCTAGCTGTAAACTCTGATGGTGCTAGGGTAGCAGACCTTAACTCTAGGGTCAGACCTCGTGGTGATAGTGAGGGTGTTATCCACCTAACAGCCACCTTGACTTTGCCGGGCGCACCTTCTACTTACCAGGTTAACCTGGCACTTAACATCCAGCAATCTGATAATCTTGGGTTTGGTTGGGAGACCATAGCCAGCTTCCCGACATTATATTCATTCACTAGGATGATAAGTGTTACTGTTACCACAGCCTTCGTGGCTGCTGATATTGGTGGTACTCTGACTGGGCAGTCTACAAATGATACTGGTACCTTACGATGGATGCACCCAGACGCATTAACCGTTGGCAAGGTAGCAAACCTAATAATCAACATGGATGCTGTTGGTGATGTATTTGACAATGCTAGTGAGGAAGTCCGGGCGGGTACTACTGGAATTGGTAACATGACTAAGATAGGTTTTGTTGAGGTCAAACCACGACTTGGTGGGCCCGGTACATTTACCCGTGGGTTCAGTGTAACCAAGAGGTATCTACGAGGTAATTGGACTGCTAGTGGTGGTAACTTTGGTAAGGCTCAGTTAATGCTTAGTCCCTACCCATTCAAGACAATATAAGGAGGTATGAAATGCCTTTTGATGCAAATTTAGTTTTAGCCGATACTACCCTAGATTGGACTTTTAACAATCTAGTCACAAATGATTATGGTACTCCAACCAGTACCAACAGGAACTCTGGAGGCTTTGCAGTCATAGACCTACTGGCTGTCAGTGGTACATCCAAGAATGGCCTAGCTGTCATATTCGTAGCCGACGAAACAGCATTAAACACGGATGATGCCCTAACCCTAAAACTCCAGGTCAGTGATGCTGTAGCATTTGGTAGTGGTGTAGAAACCCTAGCCCTCTTTGAGGTTAATGGAGCCACGCAGGGAATCATCATCGGTAGTGAAACCCCAGTAACGGTAGTGAGGAGATTTACCGTCCCCTTCAAACGATACATCCGGGTAGATGCTTCCTGTGTTAGTGGGGATAACTTCAAGACCTGTCAGGTATTACTGGCTCCGTGGCCATTCTGGACTTTGTAAGGAGGAATCAATGCCAGGTGTTGACAGTTTAACAATAGAATCTGGATACTTAATTGTCCAAAGGGATTCAGGACCACCTCAGCAAATCCCTATAGCTGATGTGCTTAGGGCTGCTGATATTCCCACTGGGCTAGATTATACCCAGGTGGCCACAATCACTACCCTTGCTAATCTTTTAGTTGTACTAATCAGAACCCTACAGAAGCGTGGGATACTTGATGAGGAGTTTAAGGATGACCGAGGTATGGACTGGGACCTAGACCACCTCATCTATGTAGTTGAGCAAATGGGTGGTTCCTACCATGAACCAGACTTTGACGATGTTTAAGGGAGACAGAAATGCCCGTACAGGAAATAGAAAGGTTGAGTAAGGACAGTAAAAAAGCACAGATAGGTGCGGCCATATCTGCTTGCATATCCGCTGAGGTTAGAGGCGGTATGCCTCAAGACCAAGCCATGGCAGCTTGCCATGAACAAGCCAGGCAGAAGGGTGCTCCTGTACCACAACCTAGAGGAGGAAGCTAATGCCTAGGAAAGAATCACGGACATTGAAGTTTGATGTTCTTTCAACCCCATCCGAGAATAGCTTGGCCAAAATTGAGAGTAACAGTACCAATCTGGTGGATATCAGTGATGCCTCAAATGATAAACTCAAGGAACTAAAGTATATCCGCCGGGCTAATGAAATAATCATAGGACAGGAGGTAGAGATTATATAAAATAATTTGATTGGCATTGAGTTATGAGTCAAATTAAAAAATAAAAGGAGAGGAAATGCAAACCAAAATAAGAGCAATTAGAACAGGTGGAAGTACAGAAGAAGTGGATGTCAAGGCTTCCAGAGATGGTGATTTGCGGGTAGCACAGTTCCTACCAGCCTATGCTATGTTGTGTGCCGCCGGTAAGGTATTCGCCATTGATACATCTGGAGCCACAGCAGTACAGCAAAGTACCGCTATGCCCAGCACAGCACCCAAGTGGGGTATCTATAACTCCGCTGCGGGTGGTGGTACTCATCTGGTATTACTCCAGATAGGTTGTATCTCTGAGAGTGGTACCATGGGCTTAGGTTTAGCCATAATTGCTACCACCGGCATAGGTGCCCAGACAGCGGTAACAGCCAACTACAGTAATGTGGATGTTACCTGCCTGGATGGTACGTCAAAGACTCCTGACCTTTTCCTTAAAGACAGCCCAACAATCGTAGGCACACAGCCCGCTTGGATAGTCTTTGAGGCTAAGGACCAGACAGCATCAATTTCGGTAGGTGCTGGTGCCGTAGCCCGTATAGATGGGCTTATCATAGCTCCTCCCAGTGGGTCGATATTCGTTGATGTGGTATCGCCAGCCGGTTCAACCTCAAAGTATGACGTTACCTTCATCGTAGCCCAGATACAGCTTGACACACCTTAGGGGCTTACTAAATAAGTAGAGGAGGAGAGTAAATGCCAACTTTGATAAAGGCGATTCGGACAGGTGGAGACAACGAGGAGGTAGAACTCAAGGCTTCAAGGGATGGTGACCTTCGTATAGCCCAGTATCTACCACCCTTCGCCATGCTTTGTGCTCAGGGTAGGGTCTTTGCCTTCGACATATCTGGTGCCACAGCCAAGGCTCCAGTTGCCGCTATGCCTACTACCTCACCAGAGTGGGACTTATACAATGCCAACCCAGCTGGTGGTGCCCATATAGTATTACTCCATGTGGGTATTGCTTCCGCAAGTGGTTCTATGGGCCTGGGCATATCCATTGTAGCGGGTGTAGGAGTTGGAGCACAGACAGCCCAGACTACCAACTATACCGATGCAGATATTTCTTGTCTGGATGGGACTGCAAAGAAACCCAACATCATTTTAGCCAACAACGTAGGAGTCATAGGTACTCAGCCAGCCTGGACAGTTTTCAGAACTCTGGACCAGAGTGATGTCCTGTCAGTAGGCTCAGGTGTTGTGGCTAGACCAGATGGGCTAGTTTCAGCCCCTCCGAAGAGTAGTATCTTCTTTGAGCCAGTTGGTCTAAACGGTTCTCCAACAGGCTTGTTCGACATCACCATAGTCGTAGCCCAGATACAGTTAGATACCTAGACTAATAGGGGGTAGGTGGTTAGTTCCTCCTACCCCCTTAGGTAAAGGGGTAAAATGACAATATCGAAAATAACCCTAGACATGCTAATTGAGAGGAAGCAATATTTCATCCACAAGGTTAAGGCCCCACTGGTGAAGGGATTTGTTGGGTGTCTTGGTAGAGGCAATGGCCTACTGTCCAGGATACTCCTCTTATGGGATGTCTGGTGTATAGTTACGAGTGTGTTGAGGTATCCGGAACCAACCAAGGATAATGTTAAGAAGCATATGAGCCATGTCCTACTGGATACCTTTGAGGAGTTCGAGGGGTATAATACCGTAAAGCCGCACTTCTTCCATGCCGTTAGGAGGTTTCTTGTCTCCACCTGTGAACATGACTCCGATGAATCCCAGAGGGTAACCTGGTTCCTTAAGAAACTATCCAGCAAGTATGTAAGTGGTGAGTGGCCACCTCTTGAACCATATTGTCCCTCACTGGGATGGACAGAGAAATCCGTACAGGAAGCAGTAGCCAAGGAGAGACAAGAACTTAGGAAGAGGATGGCTCTTGGTGACATATCCTCTGAAACGGAAACATAGGAGGTAATGAATGTTAGAGGAATTAATAGGCTCCTTTAAGCTCCTAATTAACTTACAGCCTGTAGAGTTTGAACGTAAGGCCGAGGTAATCCTAGCCGGTGCTACAGACTATGCCGCTGAGGATGTACTATCAGCTAGTGCCTCAGGAGGGCAGTATGGTGTAATTGAAAACATGTCAAGGAGAAAGAAAGGTGGAGGCACCATCGAACAGGCTATAGTAATGTTATCCACCACGGCCTTGACTCCTAGAGTTACCCAATACATATTTAATAAACCACCTACCAGCCAACTGAATGATAATGCAGCCAACACGGCTGTAATCACCGCTGATGTAGGTTCCTACCAAGGCAAGATAGACTATATGTCTATGGAGGACCAGGGTGGAGAGTCTGAGGCACAGGTTACAACCTCGACTGTCGGCAATCTCCCACTCAAGTATAAATGCCTTAATGGTAGGCTCTATTACATAGCGATAACCAGAGATGCCATTACTGGTGAGGCCTCTGGTATGAAGCTTACATTCAAGTACCAAACAATTCAAACCTGGTAGGAGGTGTCCATTGATTACACTGTATGGTAGGTTTACCTCTGCTAATGAACCCTTAGTTATACCAACACACAGGAGATGGTTAATTGAAAAGATGGCAGCTATGGGTGTAGGATACTATACCGGATTTCCCCACAAAAGACAACCTGAGGATAGTCAGTTAAGGGATTTTGTATTGGAGGCCCACAGTGTTAGGTCTTAGACAACCTAGGGCTAGAAGCCTCTGGAGTTATAATCCTATCCCTGGAGGCTGTGAGCTTTATATTCCTGCCTTTCACAACAGCATAAGGGGGCCAGTCTTTAAGTCCGTTGACCCCTTTGGTCATATAGGTGCTGTTTCAGGAGCTACGAAAGTAAATAAGGGCTTTTTCTTTGATGCCCTTGATGACGAAATATCTGTTCCAGATGCGCCTTCTATAACTGATATATTCAGTGGTGGTGGAACCATCTTGGCTTGGATAAATCCTGCTAGCGATGGCGAAGCTGCCAATGGGCGTATTCTTGACAAGCAGGCTCTTAATAAAGGCTACGATTTCAGGGTAGCAGAGCAATCGGGGAGTGACGTAAAGTTAGGTTTCTTTAAGTATTTTGACGGTGTTGATGGTTTCTGGAGGACAAGTTCGGTAGAAATTACTATTAACCAATGGACACTTGTTGCCATAGCTTACGATAGTGGTAGCGCAGATAATAACCCCTTGATGTATGTTAATGGCTTATCTGTGACGGTTGCCGAAATTGCTACACCTACGGGAACAGCCCAAAGTGACAGTGGTGAGGACATTACTATAGGGGCGAAGTTTGATAATAGTGAGACTTGGGATGGTCTTATTGGTGAATGTTGGATGTACAATCGTATTTTGACCCCTGCTGAGATTACTTATATTCATCAACGAACTAGAGGGAGATACTAATGTGGATAGTAGATGAAGAAGGAATAAATTGTACCGAATGTGGTAAGGACATTTACCACTGTGATTGTGGGGAGGAAGATGAAATATAGGGTAATGGCATTTGACGGAGCACAAGAGGACTTTGATACCGAGCCAGAAGCACGTGTTTTGTTTAATAAGAAAAAGGCACAGGTAGAAAAGGCTAAGGTTACAGATGAGATTAAGCCATCCTGTAATATCCATAGGTGCTACCACGATGAGAGTACACCAAGGCGTTGTGAAATTATTGAGAGGTTCAATAAGGTATAGGTATGGCTAGAACAGCTGCAGCTGGAACTATTACACAAGCCCTAATAGATACCCAGAATGTTAGTGGTAGGAAGCCCTACATAAGTATCAATATAAATAGCACAGAGTATTGGTCACGGCTACTTTATATAGAATACCATGAGGAAGCATACCGAGAGAGGGCTGTCATAGGTTTGTCCAACCGTGATAATTCCTTAGACAGCCTGGACCTTGATGGTAAAGAATTTGAAATCAAGACTGGGTATGATACCACTGACCAGGGTGGTAACAGTACCGACACTGTGTCCCATGCCACCCTTTGGGTAAAGTCACATCAGATTATCTCCATCCAGGGTGAGCGTATCTACCAGATATATGCTGAGGGTATGTGGATGCGTCTCAGAGAGCAGAAGGTTATTGCTGGTATAACAGGTAAACAGGATGGCTCGGATTTGGAGGGTCAGCCTTATGGTAATATTTTTAATAAAACCAAAACCGTATATGGGCTAATTGAACTCATTATCGAGGGAGCATTGGGCTGGATATTAGAGGATGGCTCGGATTTGGAGGGTCAGCCTTATGGTAATATTTTTAATAAAACCAAAACCGTATATGGGCTAATTGAACTCATTATCGAGGGAGCATTGGGTTGGACACTAGAGGATACACCTCCAGATGATGGTATCATAGATAACTTCAAGCCGGTATTTATAGTAAATAAGTTACCATTCGAAAATGCTGCATCCCTACTGTATAGGTTGATATGGATGACCAAGGAATACTTGAGAACAAAGAACTCCAAGACCTTCCAATGCATATATCCTCAGACTACTGATGGTGTGGATGAAACCTATTACTCGGACCAAGCCCATTGGTTTATCGAGTATGTGGAGAAAACCATACTACTTATACCCAACAGCATTGTGGTTTTATGTAACCAAGACCCTAACACTGGTGAGTGGAATACTTCGAGCTATCCATTGATTGTAGGTACAGCTAAGGACCAAGACCAGATAGACAAGTATGGCAGTGGTACTGAGATTGTAGGGGTATTCCAAGCAGGTAGTATTACCACCCAAGGTGATGCTAATAAGAGGGCGGAAGCAATACTTACCAAGTTGAAGTCTGAGATATTGGGTGGTAGACTGGTAATTCCACATGACTCTAGGGTGGAGCTATATGATAAAGTACAGGTTGTGGATAAGAGGACATAATGGCAACGCTAACAGTTCAACCAGCAGCAAAAGATACTTATCTTGAGGAAGAGAACCCGACTACTAACAATGGCGCTGATGATTTTGTTTTCCTTCGAAATATGGATGCTAGCCGAAATCGGCGTCCTATATTGGAGTTTGATATATCTGCACTTCCTAGTAATATTACAATTACGAGTGCTACGTTGTCCCTTCGTGTTTACGTATCATTTAGGACAGTAGGAGAAACTGTTCGGGCGTATAAACTTACTAGAACAGACTGGGTGGAAAGTGAGGCTACTTGGAATATCTACAAAACTGGTAGTAACTGGACAACAGCAGGAGGTGATTATGTAACTTCTAATCCTGCTGGTGGTAGTGGTATTGCTGGTGTTGCTGGTAACTGGATGGACCTTAATGTTCTTTCTGTTGTTCAGGATGCCTATGATAACTCAATAGATGCTGAATTTCTAGTTCGCTTTGAAACAGAGAGCGAGGACAGTTCGGGAAGAAGGCTATCCTTACGTTCTAGTGAGTATTCAATAGGTGCTTATCGGCCTAAACTGGTTATCATATATACCATAGACCCGCCAACAGTAACTATACAAGCCATTACCAATATAGTTACCACCACTGCCAGGGGACACGGTGCTGTTACTGACCTTGGCAGCGGGAGCGTGACTGAGCATGGTCTTGTATGGTCTACATTACCAACCCCAGATACTTCTGATAGTAAGACAGAGTTAGGAGCTAAGGCAACTATAGGAACATTCGTATCTGAATTAACTTTACTAACTGAAGGATTAACATACTATGTTAGGGCATATGCTGTCAATGCTGGTGGTACATCATATAGTAGCGAAAGTTCGTTTGTTGCTGGAACTGCTGGAGCGCAATCGTTTCCAACTCAAGCCATCACCAGAGTCACCAACCTTATCCACCGTTATAATAGGAAAGAAGGAGATTACAGCCTTGAGCTAGCTTTAGGTGAAGTCACTTCAGACTTTGGACTTCCTGAGTGGCTGTCCAGACCTAGGGCTTCTATACCAGGTACGGATAAGCAGAGGGGTATAAAGGAAGCCGCTGATAGCCCAGAGATAACCAAGAAAATATTTAGCACCGTAGATGAGGCTGTAACGGCTAAGTTTAGGGAGACAGATTTAGGCGGTATCAGTCCAATAGAGTTGCCTGGACTTGAGCCCATACTAGGAGCCACAGCCAGAGTGACTGCACCACAACCGCCTACTCCAACATTTGTCCCGCCAAGGACACCTACTCCGCTAC